GCTTCCCAAATTGGGTAGAAGTGTAGTCCGATGGCATTGCTGCTCGGAACGACGGCTCCCGATATGATGTTGTTTCCATAGAGGAGGGAGCCTGAAACTGGTTCGCGGATTCCATCAATATCTACAGGTGGTGCAGCCACAAATGCTACAATGAAACAAATGGCTGCTGCAAGAAGACACGGAATCATCAGTGTTCCGAACCAGCCGACATAAAGACGGTTATTAGTGCTGGTTACCCAGTCACAGAAAGTATCCCAATTAGATTTGGGTGAAGCTGCAATTGTGGCAGTCATGAATGAAGTTAGTTAAGACGAGTTACTTGAACCCTTCCAACTCCAGAGTTAGTGAGACCGATTGCATCAGCCGCACCTTTACTGAGATCTAAGCCTCTACCATGAAGGTAAGGACCGCGATCATTGACCCGAACAACGGCACACCGTTTGAAACAGACTTTAAGTTTAGTTCCAAATGGGAGTGTCTTGTGCGCTGCAGTAAGGCCGTTTTGATTGTATCGTTCACCATTGGCGGTGAGGTTTCCGTGGAAGCCAGGACCGTACCAACTGGTGATCACTGACAGAGTAGTTAGGATAGGAATCATAATTAAAAAGCAAAGAACTTTTATATGACTACTACGTCTAAGCCCTAGAACTACGCGCTAGAACTAAGGCTCTTTACTTGTCAGAAGCGATAAGTTACGCCGCCTTTCACAGCATACTTACTAGCATCACCAGTCACCATTTTGAACTCACCATAGAGATCAGCTTTAGGAGTGATAACTACTTTGCCACCAACTTTAGCGCCCAGACGGGTGCTCAACGCTTGGTTATCTTGAAATACTACAGTTGGACCGATTTGCCCATAAACTTTGGTATTAGTACCGACTTTTTGTTCATAACCAAGATGGCTATGAACATAGGATCCAACGTAGTCTGAACCACTGAAGCCTGCTTCAGATTCGACATTCACATAAGGACCAGCGATTGCAGGGGCCATCAGACCGTAAGCAGCGCCGAGGAGGAGACCGGAAGTGATAATAGCTTTCATTTGATTTTGAGTTTGTTGTTCTTAGCAGTTTTAGCGGCGGCTTTAAATTGTGAAGCAGTGGGTGCGCCTTTAGACCCAGGCTTCCTCATTTTTTCACCACTGCCTGCAGCGATACGCTTGCGTTTGGCGTGGATGTTTGCATAGAGACCAGGCTTAGCCATGTTAGCATTTCCATTTACGAAGGGCTAGTGCTTTGCGAGTAGGTCTACCTTTCTCGTCTTTCATAGGTCCTTTCACACCAGACATTCTAGCGCAGAAGGAACGCTTACGAGGACCACCTTCAGGTTGAGGTGCCTTCAAGTTTGATCCAGTCTCACGGTTATATTTAGCACGACCAGCGGCAGTTAAGCCGCCAGTACGTGATTTATGTTTTCCAATTTTAAGGCTAACGCTTTTAGCCATTACTTTTTCTTTTTAGATTTACCAGCTTTGCTGAGTGCAATAGCAACAGCTTGTTTCTGAGGATAACCTTCACCCTTCAACTTGCTGATGTTAGAAGAAACAGCTTTATCGGATTTACCTTTTTTTAGAGGCACCGCGCTTCTCCTTAGTTTCTACTTTCTTAGACTCTTTACCTTCATGTTTTTTCATGGCAGCTTTAGAAGAGTACACTTCTTTGCCACCATATTCTTTAATCTTTTTAGCAGGCATTACCAGATACCAGGAATAATTTGACCTGTCAGTGCGTAAGCACCCAAAGCAGCCATGACGCCAAGCATAGCCAGGCGACCATTGAGCTGTTCAGCTCGTTCATTGTGTGGAACACCGTAGGGATGATCAGTCATAATAAGGGGTGGCTCTTTAGCCCAGATGTTTGTGTCGTTCATTAGAATTTGAGATCAGAGCGAGCAAGTTTCTGCATGATCTCATCACGATATGCAGGATCACGTTCATAACGTGAATCGGACATTGCCCGTACAACTTCTGCTTGACTCTTAAATATATCAGCAGGAGCTGCAGCTTTACCTTGAATCATTTGTCCTTCATAGCCATTGGCATCAGTGTAACGTGCTTTCAATCCAGCAAGAGCAAGGTTGATCGCATCAATGTTACCTGAATCGACGACGTTATCAAAAGCTTGGATCTCAGATTGTGTAAAGTTTTGAGCTGCCCAACCAACAAGTTGTTGATAAGCAGCTTCACCACCTACAGAGTTTTGGATACGGTTGATGTCAGATTGAGACAGTTCAACCGCTTGAGGAGCCTCCATTGAAGGAAGGTTAGCTTCATACTCAAAGTATGCTTGAACCAATTCCTTTGAAGACATTTTTTCAAACTCAGCCAGAGTCTCATCACTCAGCTTACCCTTTGCACTAAACTCCTCTGCTGCCTTACTAATGGCTTCAATTTGAGGAGAGTATTCAGTGGGTTCATCTGACGAAGACTCTGGTTGATCTTCAGATTCTCCGTTATCTTCTTGAGAATTACGAGAACCTAGTTTCTTTTCAAGTTCGATGTAAGCTCTTTCAAGCTCTTGTGCATCTTTATATTTACCAGCCAACCGAGCATTAGCTTGGTTGATCATCTCTTCACCAATAGCGAGCGATTCAGCTTGGTCTGCTTCAATAGCACCGATCACTTCTGGATCGCCACTAGGATCATAAGATAGGATTTCTGCCATAATTATTGAATTGGTGGAATGACATTCTCACCCATTACCGCATTGACAGTTTCACCTGCCATAGGATTTTTGGATGGATCAGCCAAGGGTGATTTCATTAGTTGACCAGCTTGTCCAATAAGAGCCATGTCTTGTTGGGCTTGAGCTGCATCAGCTTGTTCTTGTTGAATCTGTTCCATTGATTTAACAAGATTCAACACATCAATACCTTGTGCAGCAGCCAAACGCTTAATAGCTTCATCAGTATTAATAAACTGCATCAAAGCATCAGGTCCAAGCGTTTGTGCAATAGTCATGATGAAGGAAGTGAGAGACTCACGATCTTGACCACGGCCAAGAGCATTGATACCTGCAACAATAGTAGGGTTGACCAGATCTTTAGGAATACGTGGGAGTTGTCCACTACGTTGTAGAACCAGCATCTTGCGGTTCAGATAAGGGAGAAGGAACTCAACAGTCAGCAAACTAAAGAGTCCGCCTAGTTGTTGTTCAAGTTCAAGTTGAGTAAGACGAACTTCTTCAGCAGTAGTCCGTTCAGACTGACGAACAGTGAGGATAAGGAATGCATCAGACAAGCGACGCTCAAGCTGTTGCATGAGAGTCATAGCAGTATTGAAGTCGGCGGTCTTACCAACTTGGATAACACCGATGTCTTCGGGTCTGCCTTGAACGATCGCACCGTTGCCTGCCTTCGCCAGCGTCTGTGCTTTAGTCGTGCTTGAGGGTGATACCACGAAGACGACCTTAGCGGCTGCTGCAGAGCCTTCTACGAGGGACTGAGAGAGTGCATCGAGAGACTTAAGATCTCCCAAGAACTCTTCGACTCTGCCTCGTCCGTAGTTCTCACCGTCAACAGAGTTGAAGCGGAGAACCAACCAAGGAGACGCATCTTTAGGAGCTTTGCTTTCTGATTTAGGAAGCTTCTGCCCATAGACTTCTTGGTGCCACAGCCAGCGATTATTGTCAAGCCGTACATGAGTATAAACCTCTACGTCATCGCCGTGAGAGAAGCTATCATCTCTGGTAGGAGGTTGCTTCTCGATCACTTCTTTAGGTAGAAGTTGTTTGTTAATCAATTCTTTGGTGACGATCTCAATTATGTTACCGTTACCATCTCTATCGACAACGTAGCGATTCAGTGGGTAATGTTTCAACCCGTCCTCACCCATATAGATCAGTGCATTACCACCAACCACCAGATGCTTGAGAGCCTGGTGAACAACGACACGGTCACTGGAAGCAGCAATCGAATCCATCACCATACGTTCCATCTTAGCAAAGCTCAAGTCAAGTTCAGAGCGAATCTCAGCAGGCAACTCAGTGCCTAACTTGTCATCACGTACCTGAAGTTTGAAGAAGGTGGTCTGAGGAGGAAGCAACGATAGCATCAACTTGGATGCCAACGTAACCACACCCTTTGCCCCTACGGATTGCCAAGGTTGACGGAGTGATTGATGGGTAACACGGAACTCATCACGTTGGATGAGGTAAGGAATGGTGAGTTTTGAACACTCAACCGCTGTGTCTAGAAATTGAGAACGATAGCTGGATAGATGATCGTACCTGCTTTTAGCGTTCATTTAATTAACCAATGTTAAGTCCAGAACCGGAGGTGCCTCCGAGATTCAAAGGGATACGAAGTTGTGCAATACCACGAGAAAGCCCAGCGGTAGTAGCCTGTGTAGAACGTGCGGTACGAACGCCTACATTACCAGCTTCAAGAGTGCTGATCAGGCTGGTAGGTGCTAAAGCTTCTCTCATAGCTTCAGTTTGTTGAAGCATAGCTTCACGTTGTATTTCAAGTTGTTTTTGGAAAGCACGTTGTTGTTCGTCCATTGCATTGCGGGCTGCAGTTGCTTCGCGCATTGCTTCTTGTTGTGCGTGATGTCGTCTACGTTCAGCACCCATAATTAAGAATCCTCATCAAGTTTATTTTGGATCCACTCCACAACACTACGTTGTCCAGCACGATACATGATGTGACCGACACTATTATCGGGAGTGGGATTGACGGGTGGAAAAACATCTTCTAGTTCGGCTAGAAGTTGTTCAACAGTAAGACCTAATCTAGGCATACTGTGGGAGATTGGGGTTTGCATGTTCAAAGAACGCTGGCATACGAGCACGTTTGGTGTCGGCAAGCTCAGGAGCTTTACCTTCATACATCAAACGATCACTTGCATCCAACCAAAATTTTTTATTTAGATATTTATTGGGTGAGTTACCAAGAGGTTGAAGCACCCAGTTGATAGTTGCCTTGCGTAGCTTATCCAGACTAGGACTCCAATCGAGGTTAAGCTCACGAGCAACCAAACTGTTTGTGGCAACGTGTACTTGTTCATCACGACTAATGTCGGCACTTACGGTACGTAGTCCCGCATCACCGTTAAATCGGAAGAACGGGAGGAGCACAAAGAAAATCGCACGTTCGGCAACCAATGCTTTGAGGATTGTATGATCTGGATGAGCAATCCAGGCGTCGCGGAGACGCTTGGCTTCTTCCTCAGCCTTTTCATCAACGCCGATAGCATTGGCGATGTAACCAAGTGCAAGGTCGTGATTTTCCTCGTCCTTGATATTGGACAGAAGGAGATCCCTTGCCATTTCCGGTACTTCATTTTTAAGTGCATCATGGATAAAATCACCTACTGGCAATTCCATGTGGCGGATAGCCAAGGCACGGTAGATAGCTTCTTCCGCACCTTCTACAAGAGTACCAGCAGTTGTTTGGACAGGAGTCCAGGTTCTTTTACGAGAGTGTAGTTTTTGATAGGGGTTCATTCGCCGCAATTACAATCAGGAGCAGGATCATTAAGAATCGCATCCAGGTAATCGTTGACTTCTGATTCTTCCAATGCAGCATAGGCATTAGATTTATCTTGAACATCACCCATTACCTGAAGCGAATAATAAAGGGAGGTTTGCGGAGATGCAAGCCACTCTTCGATAAAC